AGTAAGAGCTAAGAGTGGTATTAATATCAACGCAGCAGAAGCACTCGCTAGTGGTCAGAAGACAACTGTTCTGAGAGCAACTGGGGATAAGCAGTGGATTGATACTTACGGAATCTTCAAGCGCAATCGTAATACAGTAGCAGAAAATGTAATTGTTGCTAATGGAGATAATTGTATGAGCGCAGGTCCAATCACAATTGCAAATGGAACTACGGTTACCATCAATAGTGGCGGATACTGGAGCATCGTATAAATAACCCTGTATAGTCATTTTAGAAAATGTCTGAGCTTAGAGTTGATAGAATCAAACACGTCTCTGCTGGAGCTTCAACTCCATTTTTGCAGCTAAATGCATCTGGAAATGTTGACTTTGGTGGTATTCTTACTTCTGGAACAGTAAGAACTGATAATTTACAAACATCTTCTGGGGCAAATTTGTTCTCTGGAAGTGTCGTACAGATGGTTGATTATATAGTCCCATCTACTAATGATAACTATGTGAATATTGCAGATGCAACTAATTATGATACTCCAGTATCACTTTCTATGACGCCAAAATATTCTGATAGTAAATTGGTTATTTTTGCACAGTGTCAAACTAGATCTAATGGTGGATTCGGTATGTCTGGGTATTTAAAAAGAGATGGGACTTTTGTAAATCCATCATTTCAAAGAAGTTCTCTTGATTTTTATTATAAAGGAGAGGCACTAAATCATCACTCTGAAATTAGAGTATTTACATCAGTCGCAGCTGTAAATAAAAATTCAACTACATTTACTCTTGGTATTACTCCTTATGCTGGAGTTGGTGAATTCAACTATGGATGGGGATCAAATTATATTCAAATATGGGAGATTAGAATATGACAATTATTAGAGATGATGGTAAAAGAATTAATATTGCCCTGGCTTTAGAAAGTCTCAGACCAGGATCAAAATGGATTGTGGAAAATAATTCATATGAAGGAATTAATTGGTTACCTGAAAATGATAGCGAGTGCCCTTCAGAATTTGAAATAAACCAAGAAGTAAAAAAATTAGAGTTGGAATATACTAATGCTAGATATCAAAGATCTAGAAAGTCAGAGTATCCTCCAATTGAAGAACAACTTGATATGATTTATCATGATATTGATGCTTGGAAAGAAACAATAAATAGCATTAAGGCAAAATATCCAAAACCCGAGTAGTAAATCATGTCTCAGGTAACTACCACTACTGTACAAGCCAATACTTTAACCAGCGGTGGGACCACAGTAGCTATTCCAAAAAATGTTGATGTAACTGGAAATATTAACTTCACGGGTCAGTTACTTCAAAACGGTCAACCATTTGCAGCAATCCCAAATCAATCTCCAGCAACTGCTGGATCGGTATTGATGTCAGATGGACAAAATGCTTTTTGGGCTAATGCTGTGCCAAATGAAAGTGTTGGTGCTGGAGCATATTGGGCAACTCAACCAACAGGACCGAATACTGGTGGGAGTTTAACAACATTTTCAAATGAATTTGGTACGTATAGATCCACTCCATCAACAACTACTCTTGCTGGAGGGCAAAATCCAACAATATCTAGTGCATATTATTTGCCCTATACTGGAACTGGTCAGTGGTATGATTCTACTGGGGCATTATATAATATTACTGTTGGATCAAGTTTTAGATATAGAAGTATTTTTACTCATGGATTTTTGATCGGTGGATACCGTGGATCAAATCCATGGAGAACTGTAAATCAAACTTTCCATGCAACCGATATTACTATTTCTCGCGGTGATCAGCTGGATAGAGCAGCATCGTATGTAGATGGAAACTTTGGAGATTTTAATGGATATGTATTTGGAACAGAAAACGCATACGGTGGATCTGGTGCATCTGTTTCTAGTATAAACTTACATAACGGAACGAATAGAACATTTGGTCCGAATGGCAGTCCAGGTCACGGAGACGCTTATAGCACTACTCCAGATAGTCTCGGTGCTTCCATGGATACTTGGGATAGTACTGACGACCCAGGTTCTGTTTCTGGTTTTGTGACTCAAAGAGGATATACTGCTGGTGGTGGACCAGCAAGTATTCAAAGATTAAACTTTATTACTGAAATGTCAACTCGTTTAGCTGGTGGATTTACTAATGGTAATGCCACTGGATGCGAAGGGGAAACTAGAGGATATTTGTTTGGAGATAACTCAAATGCAGTTTATGTCACATTTAGTAGTGAAAGTGTTACTAGTTACACCTTGACTAGCTGGGGAACTAATGATGGATGGAAAAAAAATCTTTCATCTAAATGGGGTCACTGCTATCATGGAGCTGGAGCAAACGTAACTTTACCTTGGATTAAATTTAATGATCTCACTGCGACTACTATTGGATCACAATTCAACCAAAAAGATGTTGCAAGTGGAGAAGAAAACATGGAAGAGGGACAAGACTGGGGATATTGCTTAGGAAATTATGGAGATGCTGGAGGAAACTATCAGAACAATAGGACGTGGAAGCGTTTTTATGCTAATGATTCTGATATTGTTCTTGGATTTAAGTCCGAGCCAAAAGGTCACCAAGGGCAATCTTCTGGAGCATGTGTGAGTGGTGCATTTGCAGTAACTGGTAGGAGGTATCAGTAATGTCATCAAAAACTGGAAGTAGTAATAATATGTTTTTCAATAGACCAGATTTTGTTCTATATGAAGAATTTAAATATCTTAAGTTAGAAGTAGAAAATCTAAAAAAAGAAATAGAAGAACTTAAGAATAAAGATGGAAACAAGTAATTTTATAGAAGAAAAATCATTTGATGTTGCTTGGAAGGAAAGAATCCCTCAAGATTTAATTCAAGAGGAAGATTTTTTACGTCCAAAATATGAACCACAGCATCCTTTAGAATTAGAGACAAGAAAATTTATTAAGGATAAAGAGAAGATCAAAGAAGGGTTTATCTACATGATGATCCATGAAGATGCTTTGAGGTTGGCTGACATTAAAGCCGACGAAACTACTTACTTTGTTTTATATAATTTTTGTAATGTCTCTACAATCAAGATGAATAAAATTGTTTTTGAAACAATCAAATCATCTTTTAGGAGATATGTCGAGATTCCAGAAAAAGAATTTACTCATGGAGTAAGATTTCAGGGGGAAACTAGAGCTCATTACAAAGAATATGAGCAAGTAATGACTGATACTGGAGAGCTCAAATTCGAAAAAGTAAAGAAAATTACACCGAAAGAAAATATTCAACTTGCAATTTCTTTCATGAAAAAGCAAGCAATCTTAGTTATTGAGCATGAATTTGATTTACGATTTAAAAATTTTAAAAATTGCTGCGATGTTGAAACTGAATCTTGGATTTATCAGTTAGAAGAAGCAAGAAAATATAAAGAAAATGAAGAAGCAAAGACTCCATTTTTAGATATTCTTTGCATGACTAGAGGAATGGCAAAGGAAGTTTTAGTAAAAAGAGTGCTTGATCATCATGATAAATATCTTATAGATTATGCCTCTTTGTTGGGCAAATATCATGCGATTCGTTCTCAGTTTAAAAACTGTGATAATATGTGGGATATCAACATCTTGTATGAAGATTACTTGAATGTAGGTATGCCAATAAAGCAGGCAGAAATGCTGGGAAGAATCGATTCTAATGGAAAGCGAATTGATGGAGAACTAGCTTATGGAACTTTCGGATTCTGAAAAATCTTGGATTGAATTATCTTACAAATTAGAGGGTGGGCAAACAAGATACCAAAATCAAAATTTTGTTTGTGGATCCCAAATAACTCCATTCAAAAGAGTTCAACAAGCTTTTCTTGAACTCCAGATGAGAGATAATAGTAGGGTAGAGCTTGAATATCGTCTGAAGAAAAATACTGTTCAGATTAAACAATTAGAAAGAGCTTTAAAATTAGAGCAAGACGATCTTGAGAAAGAAATGATTGCGATCGAACTTGAAAAAGCTCACTATGATAAATCTATCTGGGAACAGAAATATAGACTTATCAAGAAAGAAGTTGAGCACTTCGTAGAAGAATTAGAGAAAGATATCGATCCCAATCTTGGTAAAGAATACTATTTGAAAAATAATGAAGAAGAGGATCGTAAATATTGGATCAGTAGAATGGCAAAACAAGCTGCCGTTGATATCATTTCCTTTGGGAATATTGGAAGTGGAAACATGGATTCAATTATGAACATGCAACCAGAAGATCAAATTCAAGTTTTATCTGGAGCCGTTCATCATTCATCTCTCCTTCGTGCTGGTATTGGAAATATGCAAAAACAAATGGAACCAGCTATGCAATCTATATTGAATGGAAAACTTGAAGACTTTAGACCTCCACAAATTAATGGGTCTGAATTGACTGACCAAAAACCAACATTACCTGAAGTGAAGTATGACATCCCAAAAGAAAAAATTCGTCTTCAGTCTTCCAATAAATCCGAAGATTGATTCTAAATTTGCAGAGACAGTATTTGTTCCTTGGTTAAAAAAATATAAAGATTATATTGTAGATCTTTATTTTACATCAAGAATGCCCCCATTTGTTAATGATGCTATGGGAGATGTTTTTGCTGGAGATATTGTGCAACTTTTTTATAATGCAAAATCTATTGCAGATGCAGCAGGAATTCCATTATCCGCAACATTCAATAATATCTATGTTAGACCAGACCAAGAAAATTTAGATCTATTTGTACACAACTTCAAACAGTTATATGATAATGGAGTTAGAATAGCAACTATTCCACATACCAGTTGGGTTGCTTCTGGCATTATACAAAAAGAATTTCCAGAACTTAAAATTAAAAATACAATCCTGAGAAATGTAACTAAAGCAAATGAGATTGTATCACTAGCTAATGCTGGGTTTCATTATATTAATCTCGATAGGGATTTAATGAGAGATAGAGATTCCTTACTTAAGATTAAAAAATCTAAGGAATACTGTGCATCTATTGGTAAACCAGTAGAACTTTCTCTTTTGGCAAATGAGGGTTGCTGGGGAGGATGTTCCATGATGGATGAACACTACCATTTTAATAACACTAGAACTGAAAATATTCCTCAATATTTCATGGATCCAATTAGTACAAATTCATGTGCTCTTTGGGATATTCAAGATAATTCACATGCATTAAAATCTGCAAATCTCCCACCATGGAGAGAGGACTGGAATGAATTTTTAGATTTAGGTATTGATGTATTTAAAATGCATGGTAGAGAAAACACCATGAAGTTAAAAGAATCTATGGATATTGTTGAAAGGTGGGCAAAAGAAGATGATTTACTTTTTCCAACCTTTAATAATTACATGGAAGATTTATCCATGGAGAAAAAACCAATTGATATTTGGAGAGAAAAAATTAAAACTTGCCAGTTTAATTGCTGGGATTGTAATTACTGTGAAGCTGTTGTTGAATCTCATCTCAAACGAGATGAAAGACCAACTGAAGTTGATGAATTTACAAAGAGAACATTAAAAGCAATTAATGATGGATTGACAAGATCTTCAAACTATAACCCAGAAAACTATATTGTACGTGGATTGACCTCTGATAGAGTTAGACATTTTTTAAATAGTTTATGTTCGCATAAAGATTCAGTATACTTAGAGATTGGAACTTTTATTGGAAGTACATTCTTTGCTGCAGGAATGAATAATGCTACAAAATGTTTTGGAGTTGACGATTTTTCTGAACCAGAATGTAAACCCATGATGCCCCATGTTTCATGGGCAGAAATATCAAATCCATATGATATGCTTGTTCAGCACTGGGAAAAATATGAAAATGGTAATTCCGTTTTCATAAAAGCTAGTGCTCAAGAACTAACTAAAGATGACTTTGATGGATATAAACCAAATGTAGTTTTCTATGATGCAAATCATGATATGATTGAGCAGATGAATAACCTCAATCATATTTTACCATTTTTAGATGATAAATTTATTTTGGTTGTGGATGATGCTAATTTTGATGGTGTTGTTGAAGGAACTGTACAATTCGTAAAGGAAAATAATTTAACTTGTTATTTTGAAAGAAAACTTCTAAGTGGTATAATAGAAAATCCTACCCACTGGTGGAATGGAATTCATGTTTTGGTCTTAGAGAAAACTAAAGTAGTTGATGAGTATTTTGGAAATGAAAGTAATTAATCCAGATATATTAGAAGTACATCATCCTAGAGATTGGGATGTTGAGCAAACACATATTGGTAAGAGTAAAAATCGTATAATCAAAATAAAAAATTTTTTCAAGAATCCAGATTCAGTTAGAGCATATGCATTATCATGTGATTATGTTTCTACGCTAAATGGTGAATATACAAACTTACCTGGATATGTCCATAGAATTGGACATACCTCAAAACAATTTAATGAGCCATTCAAATTTGCTTGTCATACTTACTTTGAAGCTGGTAGATCTGTAATGAGTATTCCAGCTATGTCGGATTTTACTTTTCAAATGTATGAAGTAAATGAAAAATGTAGAATGTGTAGCCTATCACCCCACACGGATGATACTCACTATGCTGCTGTATTGTGCTTGAATAAGTCAGAAGAATTAGTTGGTACAGATTCTGGAACCGCTTTCTTTAGGAATACTGAATTGTGTGAAGAATTTGTTTCTTCTGATAAAAATTACAGATCATCTAGAGCACTAAATCATATTAATGCTTTTGTTAATTTTGATCCATCAAAATATAAATCAAAAGAATGGGAAAGATATCATGTTGAACTTCATGAATATAATTCCGTATTGTTGTATGAGGGAAGACTTTGGCATTCTCCATATTTTAAACAAGGAGAGTGGAGTACTAACCGTCTAACATTTAATGCATTTTTACAATAAATAAATCAGTTATCATTATTAACCATGACTACAGAAGATATGGTGAAGGATTTCACCGAGCAACTGAAAGAGCAAAAAGCAACTATTGTTGAACTTGAAACAGCTTTGACAGCGAGAAAGAATCAGGTTCTCAGATTAGAAGGAGCAATAGAAGCTTTGAATATGACTTTAAAGAATCAAGAGAATGAGATCACCGAATCCGCCGAGTGATGCTAGACAACTAGAGCACATCAACTCTTCCAGAAATCCAATAAAATTTGATGGAGATTTAGAAACTCTTCCATACAGATCTGGTGATCTATACGAAGGAAGAGAGATTCTTTCCATATCAACAGCTCAAACTGTTTATGGTTGGAACTATAGTTTGGTTGTGAGAGGTGATAGAACTCATGTGACTACAAGATTTACTTTTGATAGTCAGCATGATTTGAAATACACCAAACCTCTGGAAAAAATGACACCGAAGAATCTACGAGAACTTAATGTTCCAAATCTAGATACTTAACCAAAAGTCCTCTGTATAAATACAACAGAGGACTTTTTTGTGCTTACCGAATGAAGAGGGTAGTAGTCAAGGTAACCAATAATTCTGATCTAGAAGCGGCAAAGGACTCTATCCTAGATCAATTTGGATACTTAGTTTTTGTAGAGAAATTTAGAAGCTTTAGTATCGTTACCTTTGATGTACCAGAGGAAAACGAAGAAACTGCCTTGTATGATATTCGCTCATTAGGGCATCAGGCAACATGGGATATGGAAGTTACTTGTGATCCAGCAGATTCAGTTGAATCGAATGTTGTTGCCCATGAAGATGAAACTTTAAATGAAGCAGCAGCGGATGCAACTTACGGAACAAGAAATATTACAACTTCTGGCACTGGTACAATATATGTAAGAGTTGCTAATATTGGTGGAAGTAATTTTTATACATTCTCTCAAACATCTGGTGGAATATACATAAGATACTTAAACCTCAGTGGATTCCTACAGGGTGGCACATATACATTTGATACTGCACACTCATCAAATGCTGGACACCCATTTAGATTTTCCGAAACTCCAGATGGAACTCATGGTGGTGGAACCCAATTAACATCTGGAGTATCTGTATCTGGAACTTCTGGTACTGTTGGTTCATACACTAGAATAGTTGTTGGAGCGACGACTCCATCCATTTTATTCTACTATTGTACTGTTCATTCTGGCATGGGCAGATATCAAGCAGCACCAAATTTATATGGAACAATTAATATTCATGATTACTGGCACCTGGATAGAATTACAAAGTCAGATCGTTCATATCTCAATAGAGAATTTAGTGCAACTGAAACTGGGGATGGTGTAGACATCTATGTTATTGATTCTGGTGTTCGTGGAGCAAGCAGACCAACAGGAACAAACGCAGCACTACACCCAGAACTTTATGATCCAGATTTTGCAACTAACTTAAACGGTACAGCAGAACAACAAAACTATAGAGTATATCAACTCTCACACTATGCTGGAGCATACGGTACTAATAACGAAGATGATAATGGTCACGGAACTTTCTGTGCAATCATGTCATCTGGTAGAACAGCAGGTGTTTCTAGAAAGGCAAGGATATATTCACTGAAGGCATTTAATAGCGGATTGTCTTCTTCATACTCTCAAATCTTATCGGCATATCAGGCAGTAATTGATCACAACGATCCTTTAGATGCAAACTACAAAGGAAACAATCGTCCAGCTATTATCAACGCATCATTTGGTCCAACAATTCCTAGTGGATCATATCCTTATATTGAACTCAACGATGCTGGAACTGATGCTGGAGTTGAGGTAGAATTGCTTGATGAAATTGAAAAGACTGTAACTGATACTTACAATATTATTTTAGCTAGATCTGCTGGTAATGGATTTGTAGATACCTCTGGCAATTTTGCTGGTCCAATCCAAGGAAAGTATATTGCAGGTACTAGAACTGCTGGATATAGTGATCCAGTATTTAATTCAGTTGATGCAAATCAAAATAAAATTTCTGTTGGTGCAACAGAATATAATGACCGTTGGGCATATTTTTCAAACTATGGTGGTGGTGTAACCACTACTGCTCCAGGTATAAGATTGGTTTCTCCAAAGTATGATTGGACTAGTAACACAGTCTATACCTCAACATCTAACTATGATATCATCAGCGGAACTTCTTTCTCCTGCCCAATCGTCACTGGTATTTTAGCTTCTTGGGTCGCTGCAAATTCGTACACAAGAATAACACCATACTTACCACAGTTATCAAAATCTTTTGTTAGGGGAAGTGGTGCTGATTTCTTAGGAAATGGATGTGGGACAGATCAATATCCAATCAATAGTATTGAAGAAAAAGTTTTACCAACAAATCCATTTACTGTAAGTAATGGATCAAGTAATTTAATTATCTCTTTCAATCCAGCAGATTCTGCATACTTTATTGGAAACGTCGGTAAGAAAGTACAGTTAAGAGCTATATCAGGAACAACAGTTGGTGGAGTTAATATTCAACAGCAAGGTACACAGTGGTTGACAATCTCTGCACAAAATGCAGGGAACTATACAATTACTGTTACTATGGCATCTTCTGGATTATCAACACAGGCAAATGCTGGAGGATCTGGTCATTATCTTGCTATTGTAACTGGAACTCATGAAGCATCTGATGGACCAGAATTTAGTGGAACTCAACTGTATACCCAAACCGATGCCCAGGAGACTGGAGGTACAAGCACTGCTATTAAAAATATTCCAGTAGATCCAGGTGTAGATTTTAATCTCTCAAGCTTAGGTACAACTAATAGAGGATCCGTTTATCCATATGTTGATATCATAGTAACTTGGGCGGCAGCATCTGGTTCTCTCACTGGAACTCCTTTTGCGAATGGAGCATCAATCAATCTCAATCTTGGACTTAGTTCACTTACAACTTGGGCTTCAGAACCAATTACAATTCAAGGTTACACTTTAAGTGGCACTAGTATTTCTGGAACTGGTCTTACCTTTAATGGAACCACTGGTGTTCTTTCTGGTACAGTAACTGCATCATATCAAAATCTTACATATAATATTACAGTTACTGAAACTACAACTGGTCAGTCTAGAAATTATAACTTCACAATTACTGGCACTGGGGTAGCAATTACTGTCACAACTCAACCATCAAATACTTCAGTAGAAGCGGGAGCTGGTATTAACGCAACATTTACTGCTGCTGGTACTGCAGATGATGGATCAACCGTTACTTTTCAGTGGCAGCGTTCAACAAACGGTGGTTCTACTTGGGCAAATATTTCTTCTCTTGCTGGACATAGTGGAGAAACAACTGGAACTCTTACCGTAGATGATGATTTTGCTTTTAATGGCAATCAATATCGTTGTGTTCTTAACAGTGCGACTGCAGTTGCAACAACAACGACAAACTCAGCAACACTAACAGTATTCAGAGTAGTTACTATTGGCACTCAACCAACTAACCAAACTCCAGTGGCTCCTGCTGCAGCCACATTCTTCGTAACCGCATCTACACTTGATGCTGCATCAATATCTTATCAGTGGGAAAAATCTAACGATGGTATCTCATACACATCAGTATCTGGAGCAACGTCTGCGTCTTATACAACAGGAGCAACAACATACGATGCTGATTTTGGACATTACTATAGATGCATTTGCTCAGCAACTGGAGCATCTCCAGTAACGTCAAGTGCAGCTCAACTGCTATTGACTCGAACAATTACAGTTACAACTCAACCTCAAAATGTAACTGGAGCAGTTGGTGGTACAGTACAGTTTAGCGTTGTAGCTACAACCTCCGACAGTGATCCTGGAGATATTACCTACCAGTGGCAGTTCTCAATTAATGGTGGAGCATCGTGGTCTAACGTAGTTGGAGGAAGTGGTGCAACAACAGCAACTTATACAACTCCAACATTAACTGCATCAAATGATGAGCAAAGATATCGTTGCGTTCTTTCATGTACTGGAGCTACTCCAGTCAACTCGGGAAGTGCAACATTACAAGTAGAAACAGTAACTCCAGTAGTTATTCAACAACCAACAAATAAAACTGCAAATGAAAATGCCACGGCAACATTTACATGTCTTGGTGATGTAACGATGGGTCAGATTGGAGCTAATGCAGCTTCATCCTCCTTTGACGTTGAAGATTTCACAACTCCTTCTGCAGGTAGTGGTAACTCCATAGATCCATACTCAGTATCTCTGCAGTCCCAGCACGAACCACCAGTAACATATCAGTGGCAGAAATCAGATGATGGCGGAAGCAACTGGGGAGATATCTCTGGAGCTACTTCAGCATCATATACAACAGGAACTCTTACATATGCCAGTGATAATGGAGATCGCTACAGATGTAAAATTGATGCTACTGGTGCAGCTGCGCCAGCATACACAAATAGTGTCACATTAACTGTACTAAGAACTTTCACAATTACTGCAAATCCAAATAATCAAACAGCAAATGAAAATAGTACTGTTACATTCTCAGTAACTGTTAGCGCAAGTAGTGGAGCTCCATCTTATCAGTGGCAAAGATCTGATGATGGTGGTGTTAACTACTCTAATATTTCTGGTGCGACCAACTCATCATATACGACTCCTCAGTTAGTATACACTCAAGATAATAATGATCGTTATCGTTGCGTTGTAACTCTCACTGGTTCTGCTGGATCACAAACATCAACATTTGCATTACTTACAGTTCTCAGAGTAATTACAATAACAACACAACCACAAAGCGTTGCTGTTATTGAAGGATTTACTGCAACCTTTACTGTAATTGCAACGATTACTAGTGATGTAATTTCATATCAGTGGCAAATCTCAAGTAACTCTGGAGCTAACTGGAGTAATATTAATGGTGCGAACTCTTCCAGTTATACAACTGCCCCAACTGTATATCCAACAACTCCAAACGTACAATATAGATGTGTGCTAACAAACCTTGCTGCAACTACTGTAACTTCTAGCGTTGCAACGTTGACTGTAAATGAATCTGAGTTTGTAAGTGCTCCAGCTACTGTGACTGTAACAACAGATCCAGATACGCTGAAAACATTCTCCAGAACTCCTACAATTACTACATCAGCATTTGTTTCTCAATATACTGGATCGACTCACTATTCAACTTTCTGGAGAATCAAAAGAGTTGGAGATAACACAATCATCTATGATACAGCAAGCATTTTTGCAGCAGGTGACACTGGAAATCTAACAACATTTACAGTCCCACCTGGAATTCTGTCATTTGATACTGTTTATAGTGTTCAAGTAAAATTCAGAGACCAAAATGGTCTTGAAAGTTCTTACACTTCTGCTCAAAACTTCACAACTCCATTCGTAGATCAACCAGTTATCCAAACAATTGTTCCCGCGTTTAATCCAACAATTAATGTAGACCCAGCACAAGTTAAAGCTGGATATGCACACACATCTAGTGATTGGCAGTTTTCACCAACAAACCAATTCCAAACAATCATTCACCAATCACTTGGTAACACCGCTAACAAGACCCAATACATTCTACCACAGGATGTATCTTTAGATCCAAACACAACTTATTATGTACGTATTAGGTTCAACGTAAATCAAGTTTAATCATGTCAAAGCCATCTTCCAGACAAAATCTTATCGACTACGCTCTGCGTCAGTTGGGAGCTCCAGTATTAGAAATTAACGTCGATGATGATCAGATCGATGATCTCGTAGATGACGCTATCCAATTTTATAATGAGCGTCACATGGATGGATACATCAAAACTTATTTGAAGTATCAATTTGATCAAGCAACAATTGACCTGATGAAAACTGATACGACTACTACAACGACTCAGGTTGGTGCAAGATCTACATCATTTAAAGAGCAAAATAATTTTATCACACTTCCATCTCACATTACAAGTGTGATCAAGATCTTTGATTTTACTTCAAAAAATACAACTAATCTTTTTGATGTTAGATATCAGTGGAGACTTAATGATCTTTGGGATCTTACTCAAACTGAGATTCTGACTTATGAAATGGTAAACAGAAGACTTGAAGATATCTATTTTTTACTCGAAGGGCAGAAGCAAGTAAGATTTAATATGAGAGGAAATCGCCTCTTCTTAGATATCGACGTTCAAGAAGATCTTGCGGCTGGAGACTACTTGGTATTCGAATGTTATCGAGCTATTGATCCAGCAGATTACAATAATGTATATAACGATATCTGGGTTAAGAGATATCTAACTGCTTTGATTCGTCGTCAGTGGGGAGCAAACCTGATTAAGTTCCAGGGCGCTCAACTTCCTGGTGGAATCACCATGAACGGTGAATTTATTTACAACGAAGGAAAAGAAGCAGTAGAAAAACTTGAGTCAGAAATGCTCACGATGTACGAAATGCCACCGCTGGATATGATCGGATGAGAAACGTATACTTCACTCACGGAACTCGCAACGAACAATTCCTTCAACAAAATCTTGTGGAGGAATATCTCAAGATGTTTGGGATGGATATTCTTTATATTCCAAGACAACTTGTTAGTAAGGATAGTGTTTTTAACGAAGAGATCATTTCTCAATTTGATGACTCATATATCATCGAAGCTTACTTAGAAAATGCCGAGGGATTCCAAGGTGGTGGAGACTTACTTACTAAATTTGGAATTAGACAATCCGATGAGATTACTCTTGTCATTTCCCAGCAAAGATTTGAGGATCTTATCTCACAGTTTTTACTAGCAGATCCAGAAGTTCTTTTAGGAACAAGACCACAGGAAGGTGATCTGGTTTACTTCCCACTAACTAATAATTATTTTGAAATCAAATTTGTAGAACACGAAGAACCATTCTATCAGATTGGAAAGAACTACATATTTAAACTCAAGTGTGAGCTCTTTGAATATCAAGATGAGAAAGGAGATATCTTTGAGGGAGACGAAGAACTTATTGATACTGGATATACTGTTAAGTACTACTACCTTAAAGATACTGGAACAACTGCAACTGCTAATCTTACTCGTAATAATGGATCGATTGAGCAAGTTCTGATTACTAATGGTGGATCTTCATATATGGAAGCACCAACAGTAACAATTGCTGGAGATGGAAATGGAGCTACTGCAAAAGCATATCTCGCAACAGTATCTCTGACTGGTGGAACTCCTATTCGAGCAGCAAAAATTAGAGCTACTGTAAAGGATGGAGAAATAAGAGCAGTTACTATCGTTGATGGTGGTTTAAGTTATGACGAGGATAGAACAATTCTCGTTGTCTCAGATCCCGATACTGGTGGACAAACTGCTTCTATGCTTCCAGTATTTACGAATGGAGTTTTAACATCTATCAAGTTACTTGATGGTGGATCAAACTACAAGTCAGTTCGTCTTATTGATGTAACAAATGCAGGTTCAGGATATACCACTGCCACTGTCTCATTCTCTGCTCCACCATCAGGAATCACTGGATCTTTTGTTGTGCCAGAAACTGTAACTGGTGGAACAACTGGTTCTCAAGCACAACTCGTTGAGTGGGATTCATCTGAGGGTTGGATTAAACTCAAGAATCCAACAAAATCATTTAGTCTCGGTGAAGCGATTATTGGAGATAATTCTGGAGCGATCATTTCACTCAACTCTTATAATAACATAGATAGTACAGATACTAAATATTATGAAAATGAATTCTATGAAGTCAGTGGTGATGACATTATAGATTTCACTGAATCGAATCCATTTGGAGTAGCTACTTGATATGTTGGGAACCTATACTTATAATAAGATAATCCGAAAGTGTGTTATTGCATTCGGAACTGTCTTCAATACTATTGAAGTAAGAAAAGAAAATCCAGATGGAACTACTTATAGTAGGATGAAAGTTCCTCTTGCATATGGACCTCGCCAAAAGTTTCTCGCAAGAATTACAGAACAAGCAGACTTAAATCAAAAGGTTGCTATTACTTTACCACGTCTTTCATTTGAGATGACTGGTATTTCTTATGATGCATCTAGAAAGTTAGCTCCAATCACAACTACATTTAAGTCTGTAGATAATAACGTAGTCAAGAAGCAATTTACTCCTGTCCCATACAATATTGACTTTGAGTTAAATATTATCTCAAAGACAAATGATGATGCGTTAGAAATTGTCGAGCAGATTTTACCATTCTTCCAACCATCTTATAACCTTACCATCAAACTTGTAGAAGAGATGGAAGAGTTTAGAGACGTTCCAATCACTCTGAATAGTATCTCATATTCAGATGATTATGAAGGATCATTTGATGATCGCAAACTCACACTCTTCACTTTAAATTTTACAGCTAAAGCATACGTCTTTGGTCCCGTTGGAACAACGTCGCCAATCAAAAAAGCAACTGTCGATTATCATACCAAGGTTGATTTAGCTGCAACTAGACAAGTATCCTATCAAGTTACTCCAAAGGCACTGGTTGATAGAGACAAGGATAACACAACAACTATTGTTAGTGCAATTACAACTAAGACTCTCACTATTGAGGTTGCGGACTTTACAAATATTCCAATTGGAGCATTTGTAGAAATTGGTAATGAAGTAATGAAGGTTAAATCAAAACCAGGTACGAATAAGATTGCCGTCGTTCGAGCTCAGAACGGTACTATAGCAGACGCACATGCTGCTGGAACACCTGTCGATGTAATTACTACGGCAGATGATGCTCTGGTTGAAGCTGGAGATGACTTTGGATTTAATGAATTGACTTCTTTCTATGGATAATTTTGAAGGTTTAGATCAAGCATTTGAGACTCTTGCCGAGATAGTTCCAGTTGAACAAGAAGAAAAACCTCAGGTAAAGAAAGAAAAACCTGATGGAGATGATGTTCAAAGCGACTATGAATATGCAAGATCCAATTTATACCTGCTGGTGGACAAAGGACAAGAAGCTATCAACGGCGCTCTTGATTTGGCTATGTCTTCTGATCACCCTAGAGCATACGAAGTTGCTGGACAGTTAATCAAGCACGTAGGGGATGTTGCCGATAAATTAATGGCACTCCAAAAACTCAAGAAAGATGTTAAGGATGAGAAAGCAAAAGGTCCTACTAATGTAACTAATGCTCTTTTTGTTGGAAGCACGGCTGATCTACAAAAGATGTTGAAAGACGCATCGAAGAAAAAAGATAAATAAAAAGAAGGTCACTTAAAATAAAATGACAGGTATCATTAAGCCACTGAACACTACGGCGTTATTACCAACCAGTAGTGGCACTGCAACGACTTTAAGTAATGCCAAATTAATTCACGTTTATCCAGCGGGTTTGGTTCTTGGTGGTGGAACAACTCAAGATCAAGATGGTATAACAATCAATATTGTATCCACCCAAGGTCAAGCTCCAATTGCATCCATCAGAGTTGCACTTCAAGAAACTTTAGTTATTGAAAAGAATCCAGCACATTTTATCTACGCTGATGGAATTGTGTATGCAACCTCTATTGCATATAGAAACTGATGGCGGAAAGACTTCCCACTTCTTATGGTAGATACTATACCATCTCCTTGATGTGGAGAGGGTCACCTTTTTCTGTAAATGTTTTTAGATCTAAAACTGCATTAATGCAAAGATCTCAAGCTCAAAGAATTGTAGATAGGATTTATCCAGGAAGTAGAGTTGTTACGTTTTGGGAATCTGATCCTACAGATTCTTCAGTATTCCTAACTAAAGAAGAAAGGAAAATGAAAACATTCAAAGAATTTAGAGAGCACTGTGGATGTGCGGTAGAAAAATCTACAAACGATAAGAAAGTATACTCTAGAGAGCACCCTGAAGCACAGAAGAATGTTAAGAAGATGCAAAAGGAGGATTGGCAGTCAGTCAATCGTAAGGATAAAACGGATGGGTTGAGTCAGAAAGCAGTTAATGCATATCGTAAAGAGAACCCAGGTTCTAAACTACAGACCGCAGTTACTGAAAAGAAACCCAAAGGAAAAAGAGCTAAGCGTAGAGCATCATTCTGTCGCCGTATGAAAGGAATGAAGACAAAGCTAACTTCATCTAAAACTGCTAGAGATCCAGATAGCAGAATCAATAAAGCACTGAGGAGATGGAACTGCCGATGAAATCATTAATAATTTCTTTTGATATATCACATTAATTTTAAGAATGTTTCATTTTGGTAAATAGTGGTATAATCTGTGTAGCAGAAAGTTACCAAAATGTACGGTTTTTATTTCATCATAGTCTTCTTTGCAATCTTGGTAGCTTACGCTGGATTGGAAGAGACCATGAAGCTTTTTGCTTATGCGGATTTGCAAGTGCGTTATGCATTCGTAAGAGTTCAAATGAAATGGATGGGTTGGAAACTCAAGAGGAAACTAGTGAGAGACACAACCGACTTCCAAAAGTTCCTCAAGGAGTATAAAGATGAACACAAAGATATGCCCTAAATGCGGGGCTACCTGGATTGGCAACCAACATTATTGGACTGGTACAAACAAGCTTGGAAATGAAGATGATCTAGCAGGTCTTGTTTGTAATCAATTTGGAGATGATAGTTGTATAAATCCTAAGAGGGGTTCCGAAAAGGGAACAACCTGGGGAAAAAGACTTAAAGAATTAGAAGAAGATCACCCATAATGCCACAAGATTTTCCATATGGTGTTGTAGCAATCCTTTGTGTAGGATTATTATTGACACTTTTCTGCGTAGGATATATACTCTGGATTGCATTCACAGAGTAGTGTTATGGAAGAAAGATTTCCCTCGATCGAAGACCTACAAAGAGAACTTTTTATACTAGAGCAATTTAGAGAGACTGGACGAGCAAGACAAGTTCGTGCTATAATTGAACGTGAACTCGCAAGAGTAGAAAGGGAGAAGGTTTTAGATGAGTGAAGTTCCAGAAGATCGTCTCTATGTCGAAGACGAAATTGAAGAGGATGGTAAGCCTAACATCGGTTTCGATAGCTTGATTGGAAGATTTACTTTAGTTTGGAAAGGTAGAATCCACTACTTTGAGAGTTACGAAACTGCAGAAGATTGGTATTATTTAAATAACTTTAGGGAGGCTTGACCTCCTTTTTTTGTTAAATAGTTCTGTGAAGAACTATTAGACATGTCTGAATTTTATCTTGGTAACCCCAACCTCAAGAAAGTTGGAACGCCAATTGAGTTTACGGAAGAACAGATTCAAGAATACATCAAGTGCAAAGAAGATCCAGTCTACTTTGCTATGAACTATGTGAAAATTATCTCTCTTGATGAAGGTGTTGTTCCCTTTAAGATGTGGGATTTTCAAAAGCAGCTCATTCAAAATTTCCACGAGCATAGATTCAATATTGCAAAGTTGCCAAGACAGACTGGCAAATCAACAACGTGTGTATCGTATCTCCTCCATTATGCCCTGTTTAACGATAACGTCAACATAGGCATCCTGGCAAACAAATTGTCCACAGCCAGGGACCTTCTGGGTAGGTTACAGTTAGCTTATGAACAGTTGCCACTCTGGATGCAACAGGGTATAGTGGTCTACAACAAAGGTTCGATGGAGTTGGAAAATGGCAGTAAGATATTGGCAGCTTCTACATCTGCGTCTGCTGTCCGAGGCATGTCGTTTAATATCATCTTCCTCGACGAATTCGCTTTCATTCCAAACCATATTGCAGAGCAATTCTTTGCCTCTGTTTATCCTACTATTACTTCAGGTAAAAGCACGAAGGTCATAATTATTTCAACGCCAAATGGAATGAACCATTTCTATAAACTTTGGGTTGATGCTCAGAAGAATAGGAATGGATATATTTGGACCGAAGTTCACTGGTCAGAAGTTCCTGGTAGGGATGATGATTGGAAACGAACTACAATAGCTAATACATCTGAACGACAGTTCACACAAGAATTTGAATGTGAGTTTCTCGGATCTGTTGATACTTTAATTTCAGCATCAAAAATTAGATCATTAATATACGAAGATCCCATCACAAGTAACGCAGGTTTGGATGTATATGAACCAGCACTCGATAACCACGATTATATTATATGTGTTGATGTTAGTAGAGGTTTGTCTCAGGACTACTCTGCTTTCGTTGTTATTGATATTACTCAAGCTCCGTGGAAGCTAGTGGCAAAATATAGGGACCATGATATCAAACCCATGTTGCTTCCTAATGTTATTCAACGGGTGGCATCAAGTTATAATAATGCATATGTTTTAGTTGAAGTAAATGATATTGGAGAAGCTGTTGCCTCCATGCTTCACTATGATATTGAATATGAAAATGTTTTGATGTGTGCGATGAGAGGTCGTGCAGGTCAAATAGTTGGACATGGATTCTCTGGAGGTAAAACTCAAATGGGAGTCAAGATGTCCAAGACAGTTAAAGCTCAAGGATGTTCAAACTTAAAGACATTAATAGAAGACGATAAGTTAGTTGTAAATGATTACAATATTGTTTCGGAACTAACAACGTTCATTCAAAGAAAACAATCGTTTGAAGCCGATGAAGGATACAACGATGACTTGGTAATGTGTTTGGTTATTTTTTCTTGGTTGGTTCAACAACCTTATTTTAAGGAGATGACAGATCAAGATATCCGAAAGAGGATATATGAAGAGCAGAAAAATCAAATTGAGCAGGACATGGCACCGTTTGGTTTTATTCTTGATGGTCTAGATGATATGGTTGAAGTTGACAGTCAAGGAAATATTTGGACTGCAGATATTAATGATCGGAATGCTGGATGGAATCTTGACGAATATGGTGATCGTTCCTTCATGTGGGAGTATCGCTGAAACAAGGCAATTTATAAATAATTCTAGACAAAAATGAAATCTTTATTCAGGAGTTAACGCATGGCTAGCACGCTTCTCTCGCCAGGAGTAGCGATCCAAGAAAGAGACCTCACTCTTGGATCGATTGAGACAGTAGAAACTAATGTAGGAGCTATTGCTGGTCCTTTCCAAAAGGGTCCAGTTCTTACACCAACCAGAGTTACCAGTGAAGCGCAGCTCCTGGAAATCTTTGGTAAACCAGTAGAAGAGAACTACGAATACTGGTGGTGTGCATCGAGCTTCTTAGCTTATGGTGGTGTTCTTGATGTTGTAAGATGTGATGCAAGTCACCTCAACGCATCGGATGACGCAACACTCCCATATACCTTAAAGATCAAGAATAAGGAAGATTTCGAATCAAACTATTACACTGGTAATAACGGTTGGCACTTTGCTGCCAGAACACCTGGGGCAATTGGAAACTCTTTACGTGTTGCTTTTATTGATTCTGGCGCTGATCAAATCCTGACCCTGAGTGGCGCACCTTCGACTACTACTGTTGGTACAGTAATCACTAACGTTGGTGCAACTAAAGAGGCATGGATTTATTCCTGGGATTCTGTATCTAACAAGCTTGCCATTATTAACAAAACTGGTGGTGAGTTTACTGGAAGCGACTCTGTAGAAAATGGTGCTACTGACCTGTCAATCTCAGCAGTTGCTGAATGGTACGATGAGCAAGTAGTTTTCACTGGTCTCAAGTGGAACAATATCGCTCCTCGTCCTGGCACCTCAAAGTTTGTATCAGATCGTGGTGGTTCAAGAGATGAACTTCACATGGTTGTATATGATGCTGATGGTAAGATCACTGGAACTCCAAATACTGTTCTTGAAAAGTTGACCTATCTCTCGAAGGCATCTGACGCAAGAACTGCAGAAGGTGGAGTTAATTACTATCCAGATGTTATTCTTGAAGCTTCATCTTGGGTTCACTGGGGTAAGCATGAAGAAGATTCTTATGAAGTAAGCGCAAATGCAGTTACTTCATCTAACACCAATACTGGTGGCACTTCTTCAACTGCATTTGATATTCTTGGAAAATACGTATACACTCTTGCAAAGGGTGCAGATGATTTTGCAGTTACTCTTGGTGAAGTACAACAAGCATATCAAGAACTTGCTGATCCAGAAACCGTTCAGGTTGACTATCTCCTGATGGGTCCTTCTGCTGGTAGCGTTTCTGATGCTAAGTCAAAAGCAGCTTCTCTGATCAGTATTGCATCTTCCAGAAAAGATTGCATCGCTTTCCTTTCACCAGCAAGATCAAACGTTATCGGTGTACAGTCATCGACTGATCAAACTAACAACGTTGTCTCTTTCTTCGATTCGTTAGAAAGCACTTCATATGCCGTTTTCGATAACGGATATAAGTACATCTATGACAGATTCAACGATAAGTATCGCTACATTCCTTGCAACCCAGATGTTGCTGGTCTGTGCGCTTCCGTTACAGCAAACGGAACTCCATGGTTCTCACCAGCTGGTCTGAATCGTGGTTCAATCAAAAATGCTATTAAGTTAGCATATTCACCAACCAAAGCTGAAAGAGATCGCCTCTATCAGAAGAGAATCAACCCAGTTACTTCTCTGCCTGGTCAAGGAATTGTTCTCTTTGGTGACAAAACAGCTCTCGCTTCGCCATCCGCATTTGATCGCATTAACGTTCGCCGTCTCTTCCTGATTGCAGAGAAGACAATCGGTAACGCTGCGAAGGGGGTACTCTTTGAAATTAACGATGAGTTCACTAGAGCAAACTTTAAGAATGTTGTTGAGCCATTCCTCAGAGACATTCAAGCTGCTAGAGGCATCACAGATTTTCTTGTAGTCTGCGATGACACTAATAACACTGCTGCAGTAATTGATTCCAACGAATTCGTTGCTGAGATTTACATCAAACCAGCACGCTCTATTAACTTCATCACCCTGACCTTCATCGCAACTCGCACTGGAGTTAGCTTTGAAGAAGTCGTTCCCCGTAGATAATTAATCAGGAGAAGTATCTAAAATGGCATTAGAAGCAAGTGCTCTTGGGTTGAGCAAATTTCAAAATAAAATCAAAGGGGCAGTTCGCCCCAATCTGTTCCAAGTCCAGCATTCATTTCCTGATGCTGGTGGTTTGAATGGACCAGATGGAGAGACAGTTTCAATCATGTGTAAGTCCGCTGCTCTGCCAGCAACTAGCGTCGGAACGGTAGAACTTCCTTTCCGTGGTCGTGTGATTAAAGTTCCTGGAGACAGAACCTTTGAGAACTGGACAGCAACATTCTACATGGATGATAGCTTCCAACTCAGAGGTGCCTACGAAAGATGGGTTGATCTGACAAACAGAGTTAACGCCAACATTTCTGAAGTAACTGCTTATAGCGATATCCTTAAGGATATTGAAATTGCACAACTTGATAAGTTTGGTGGTGGCGCTAATGGTTTAAGAGCTATTAGAAGCTACACTCTGGTTCAAGCTTTCCCAGTTTCAGTTTCTCAGGTAACTGTTGCATATGACAACAACGATTCCTATGAGGAATTTGACGTAGAGTTTGCATACCAGTTCTTTACCACATCTGCCCAACAAGGCGGTGGTGGTAATACTATGGAAGCAGCTAACGTCTAAATTAGTAAACTAAATAGTAGAACGGAATCAAAAGATTTATAATGGCAGAGTTATTTGGATTTTCGTTTAGGGAAAAAGAACAGGGGAAAAAGGTAAACGCACCTTCCCCTGTTCCCCCTACAAACGAAGACGGCGCTACTAGCTTTATTGCTGGAGGTTACTACGGTCAGTATATTGACTTAGATGGTAACTTTAAGACCGAGTTTGACATGGTGGTAAAGTATCGCGAAATGGCGATGCATCCAGAAGTTGATTCCGCTATTGAGGATATTGTTCATGAAGCAATCGTTGCTGATCAGAATGATTCCCCAGTAGAAATTAATCTTGACAACCTTGAAGTTAGCGATAGCGTCAAGGGAATGATTCGCAAAGAGTTTGATTATATCAAAAATCTTTTTGGATTTGATAACAAAGCCCATGAGATGTTCCGTCGTTGGTACATCGATGGGCGTTTATATTATCATAAAGTAATCGACTTAAACAAACCTCAAGATGGCATTCTTGAGCTGCGTTATATCGATCCAAACAAGATTAAAAAAGTTCGTCAGATTAATAAGAATCCGAAGAACGTTGACGAGTTTATGAATTATGATTTCGGTAGGACCGAGGAATATTTCATTTACAACTCAAAAGGATTAAACAATACTGCTGCAAATAGTGGTATTAAAATTGCAAAAGATGCTATCACCTATGTGACATCTGGCATCTTAGATACGAATAGAAATATTGTTCTTTCATATTTACACAAGGCAATTAAAGTTCTCAATCAACTGAGAATGATTGAGGACAGTCTTGTTATTTACAGAATCTCTCGCGCACCAGAACGTAGAATTTTCTACATCGACGTTGGTAATCTTCCCAAGGTAAAAGCAGAACAATACCTCAGAGAGGTAATGGGTCGTTATCGTAACAAGTTAGTTTACGACGCCAATACTGGGGAGATCCGTGACGATCGCAAATATATGTCTATGCTGGAAGACTTTTGGCTTCCACGTAGGGAAGGTGGTCGTGGCACGGAGATCACAACTCTCCCAGGAGGGCAGAACCTCGGAGAGCTTACAGATGTGCAATATTTCCAAACAAAACTTTACAAAGCGTTAAATGTCCCTTCTGGTAGACTCGATTCCGCTACCTCATTTAACCTTGGTAGATCTTCTGAGATCACCAGAGATGAACTAAAGTTCACAAAGTTTGTTGGTAAGCTTCGTAAAAAGTTCAGTGAACTGTTCCAAGATACTCTGAAAACTCAATTGATTCTCAAAGGAGTTATTACTCCTGAAGATTGGGAGCAGATGAAGGAGCACATTCAGTATGACTATCTGTATGACAATCATTTCACGGAATTAAAGAACCTTGAGATGATGAACGAGAAACTTCAGATTCTCGCGCAGATGGATCCATTTGTCGGTAAGTATTTCTCTACGGATTACATTCGCAAACAAATTCTTGGTCAGACTGAGAAACAAATGGAAGAGTTGGATGTTGAAATGGCAAATGATATCAAGTCTGGCAAAGTAATTGATCCGCTCGACACGGTATCTCAAGAGAAAGATTCCATGGATAGGGAGCAGCAAAGCGCAGACTTGGACATGGATATGAAGAAGGTTCAGATCCAGCAAGCTAAAAATCCGCCCAAACCCGCATCTCAAAAGAGCAACAGTAATAAATAATTTACAGTCAAGTTAATATTATGGATACACAAGAGCGAGAAATCGTTGATTTGCTTTGGGATAATGATCAAGCGGATGCGCTTGCAAAACTCAAAGACATGCTGCAGGTAAAAGCTGCTATGGCAGTGGATGCTTCTAAACAAGATATTGCAGCAAAAATGTTTCCTCATGTTCCCGTAGACGGAGAACCCGAAAGCGAAGAAGAGGAAGAAACTGAAGACGAAACCACAGAAGAGGAAACCGATGAAACTGATCACGGAACAGATTGAAGATATTGAAATTCTTACCGAAGAAAACGACGGTAAGAAAGATACTTTTATTAAGGGTATCTTCCTTCAAACTGAGATCAATAACAGAAATGGGCGCATGTACAAATATGCAACCATGGAACGTGAGGTCAATAAGTACAACGAAGAGTTCGTTCAGCGCGGACGTGCTCTCGGAGAACTTGGACATCCTGACGGTCCAACGATTAACCTCGATCGTGTGTCACATAAAATTGTTGAGCTTTATCCAGAAGGTACAAACTTTATTGGTAAGGCAAAACTTTTAGAAACCCCTATGGGTAAGATCGCAAAGAGCTTACTTGACGAGGGGGTTCAGCTCGGTGTCTCTTCTAGAGGACTTGGTTCCATTAGAAAAGAGGGAAACACTAATGTAGTTGCTGATGACTTTATGCTTGCTACTGCTGCGGATATCGTAGCAGATCCTTCTGCCCCCGATGCATTTGTTGAGGGAATCTATGAAGGTAAAGAGTGGGTCATGGAAGGTAACCGCATTAAGGAAGTACACATCGAACAGATCAAGCAAATGCTTGACACTGCACCCAGTAGTCAAGAGCTTCAAGAGAGAAAGTTACGCGCATTTGAACTTTTCCTCAGAAATTTGTGATTTATAAATAAATATAGAAATTACCCCGCAGTCTTATTACCCGTAGGAGCAATTATGTCTACTATTGATGAAAAATTTCAGAAATTGATCGCAGAAAAGACTGCGGTTGAAGAAGAAGTTATTGAGGAAGAAGCTGCCACTGGCGATGCTGCCATCAAGAAAGGCGCTGTTCCTCCTCAAAAGTCCGACCTCAAGAATGATGGTTCGGAGGTTGCAAGCAACAGCAAGGAGAAACCAGAAGGCACAGATAATCCTGGTGCCAAGGCTGCTGCTCCTGTGACTGCGACTAAAGATTCTACCCTCAAGACCAAGCCTAGTGGTGCTTCCTCCGCTATGCCTGGTGCTCTGTCTGCAAAGATCTTTGACGAAGTAGAGGCAGAGGGCGAGGTAGTTACCGAAGAGGACAACACCGAAGACATCGTAGCGATTCTGTCTGGTGCTGATCTGTCCGAAGAATTCCAAGAAAAAGCAAAAACCGTTTTCGAAGCAGCAGTATCTGCAAAAGTAGAAGAAAAGGTTTTTGCTATTAAGGAATCCGTCGAAGCAAAACTCACTGAAGAGATCGAATCGATCAAAGAAGAGTTTGCTGGACGTGTAGAGAACTTCCTGAATTATGCATGTGAAGAGTGGATGACCGAGAACGAGCTCTCTATTGAGCAAGGTCTCCGCGCTGAAATTGTAGAGAGCTTCATGGAAGGTCTTAGAAATCTGTTCATCGAAAGCAACATCAACGTTCCTAACGAGCAACTTGATCTTGTTTCAGAGATGAGCGAAAAGCTTGATGAAATGGAGACCCGACTCAACGAACAAGTTGAGAAGAATATCCAACTGCATGAGAAGGTATCTGGTTATCGTAAAAATGAGATTTTGAATGAACTGACCCGTGGTCTCGCAGAGACCCAAAAGGATAAGTTCACCTCTCTCGCTGAAGCAGTTGAATTCAAAACTGAAGAGTCGTATCGTGAGAAGCTGATTCAAATCAAAGAATCATACTTTGGTGCTCCCAAAGTAGAGGTTCCTGGAGAAATTTCTTCAGATGAACCAGCCAAAATTGAAGTCGTTAGCGAGTCTATGTCAGCATACGTTGCTGCTCTCGCTAAGCGCATCTGATTGTAACCCACTTAAACCCCTAAAAGGAGAACTCAAATGTATCAATCTGAGAACCTCCAAGAGAAGTGGTCACCAGTCCTTAACCATGATGGTCTTCCTGAAATCAAGGATAACTATCGTAAGGCTGTTACCGCTATCCTCCTGGAAAACCAAGAGAAAGCTATGCGTGAGGAGCGTGCCATCCTTACCGAAGCACCAACCAACGTTGGTCCTATCAACACCCCAACAACCGCATCAGGTAATGTTTTCGGTTTCGACCCTATCCTCATTAGCCTGATCCGCCGTTCGATGCCTAAGCTGATTGCTTATGACATCGCAGGTGTTCAACCTATGACAGGTCCTACTGGACTCATCTTCGCGATGCGTTCACGTTACACCAACCAGACTGGTTCTGAAGCCTTCTTCGACGAGGCAGACGCACAGTTCTCTGGTACTCTGGGCGCAACCACAACCCCAACCACAGAACTGAACCCAGGTCTGATCAACGACGCAACTGGTGGTGGTACAACCGCAACCAACTACGACCTCGCTTCCTCCAAGCTCTCCACTTCAAACCTGGAAGCTGCTGGTGACAGCGGTAGTGAGTTCAACGAGATGGCATTCACCATCGATCGTATTGCTGTTGAAGCAAAAGGTCGTGCGCTGAGAGCCGATTACTCCGTTGAACTGGCACAAGACCTCAAGGCGATCCACGGTCTTGATGCCGAGTCGGAGCTGGCAAACATTCTGTCAACCGAGATCCTTGCTGAGATCAACCGTGAGGTTGTTCGTACCGTATATCGCGGTGCTAAGCCTGGTGCTCAAGCTAACGTTGCTAACGCTGGCGTATTTGACCTCGACGTTGACTCCAACGGTCGTTGGTCGGTTGAGAAGTTCAAAGGTCTGCTCTTCCAAATCGAGCGCGATGCCAACGCAATCGCACAAGAGACTCGTAGAGGGAAGGGTAACGTCATCGTCACTTCTGCTGACGTTGCTTCTGCACTCGCTATGGCAGGCGTTCTGGACTACTCCAGCGGCATCAATCAAGCTGTTGGTGGTCTGGGCGAGATCGATGACACTGGTAACACCTTTGTCGGCACTCTCAACGGTCGCTTCAAGGTCTATATTGATCCTTATTCGGCAAACGTTGCTTCTGACCAATACTACGTTGTTGGCTACAAGGGTTCCAACGCTTATGACGCTGGTCTCTTCTATTGCCCATACGTTCCTCTGCAAATGTACAGAGCGATCGGTCAGGATACCTTCCAGCCACGCATCGGATTCAAGACCCGCTACGGCATGGTCCTGAACCCATTTGCTAAGGGTCTGACTGCACTGAGCAATAGCGATCCTCAGCACAGCAGCAACCTGTCTGCTAACGCTTACTATCGTCGCGTTCGCGTTAAGAACCTCATGTGAGTCTTTCCCTCACATTTACTGGGACCTCTTCGGAGGTCCTTTTTTATTGGGATAAATATATTATTCCACGCACATGTACCATGGCGAAGTCAGCTAACAAAGGCAAGAAAGGATCTGCCAATAATAAAAAGCAAAACCAAGGTAACGCTACCGCTAATAAAGCTAAGAACGGAGGAAAGAAAAAATGATTGACCTAATCGCATTTGCGATTATTGGTATGGCAGAAATCGGACCTAACGTTTGTAAGGTTGATTACATGCGCTATGTGGATGTGGAATCAGTTACTTTACCCTGTGACAGTATGAAACTAAATATGATTAGTGGTGATAAGAAAGATGGCGTCTGAAACAAATTTATTTTCTCCAAGAAATCAAAACTTCTTATCTCCAGTAGGATTCAAATTTGTTATTGGTAGAACTCCAAACGTGGACTACTTCTGCCAATCAGCTTCGATTCCAGATGTGAATATTGGTATTCGAGAAATCCAAACACCAATCAAAGATTTCAGTGTACCAGGAGACAAGATCACATACGGAGATCTGAATCTCAGATTCCTGGTGAACGAAACACTTGATAATTATTATGAGATTTACAGATGGCTCAAAGGACTCACAAACCCACAGGAATGGGAAGAGTTCTATGAGTATATTCAAACTGTAGATGAATCAGGTAGATCTACAAGCTTCACTAAACAAATGAGTGACGCACGTCTACTGATTCTTAATAGCAACTACAATACAGTATCGAGTGTCAATTTTTACAATATTTGGCCAACTAGTTTAACAACCTTGGAATTTGATTCCACTGCTACAGATATTAATTACTTTACAGCAGAGGTAAATTTCAAGTATACTTTATATGAAATCACTGACTCTGACGGACAGATTGTATGAATCTTGAAACCCTTGACGAAATGTGGGAAAAGGATTCCCACTTAGATGATGAAAAATTAGATCATGACTCATTATCGATCCCCAGATTACATGCTAAATATTTAAGACTATACAATAGTTTTGCGGTTCTTCGGGATCAGCAAGAGCTAACCGTAAAATCGGTATACCGTGATCGTTGGGAATTTTATACTGGCAAATCAGAAAAACCTTTTCACATTAAACTTCTCAAACAAGATGTAGGCATCTACATAGACTCTGACGAAGAATATCAAAGAGCGGTTCTGAAACTTAAGTATTATAACCAGATGGTCGAATCACTAAAGACCATCATCACGGCAATTAACAATCGTTCATTCCATATTAAGAACGCGATTGAGTTTGCCAAATTTTTGAAAGGTTATGAAGTCTAGTGTCATCATCGAAAAGAAGAACGAGGTTTATTTAAAGATTGATTGTGAACCGCACGTACAATATGAGTTAGCTGACGAGTTCACGTTTGATGTACCTCAAGCGAAATTCATGTCAGCTTATAAGAAGAGGTTCTGGGATGGCAAAATCAAATTATTCTCCCCTGGTACGGGCGAGATTTATGTTGGTCTTCTCCCTTACGTTACAAGTTTTTGCAAGGAAAGGGGGTATGAATATGTCTATAGAGAAAACAAGTTTTACGGACTTCCATCAGAAGTGGATGAGTTTGTCACCCCTGAAGGAATCGGAGAATTCGTAAAGACTCTAAACATACCACATAAAGTAAGAGACTATCAATACAAAGGCATCTACGAAGCTCTGAGAAACAAAAGGAAGCTTCTGTTGTCTCCGACTGGATCTGGAAAATCGCTGATGATCTATGCGATTATCAGATACTTCGAGAAAAAGAATTTAAAGACACTCATCGTTGTCCCAACTACATCGCTGGTCGAACAGATGTATAAGGACTTTGAGGATTATGGTTGGAACGCTAAGCACCACTGCCATAAAGTATATGGTGGACAATCTCCGATTTCCAAAAAGGATGTGGTGATTACAACTTGGCAGTCTATCTACAAGCTCCCTAAGAATTACTTTAATGATTTTGGAGCAGTGATTGGAGACGAGGCACATCTCTTTAAAGCTAAGTCACTCACTGGGATCATGAATAAGTTGCATGATTGTAAATACCGCGTTGGGTTCACAGGTACATTAGACGGAACTGCAACCAATCGCCTTGTTCTTGAAGGTGTGTTTGGTGCTGTCAATAAAGTCATTAAGACTGAGAGTCTTATTCAACAGGGGCATCTCTCTGAATTTGAAATTAAGGTTCTTATTCTAAAGCATGACTCAAAAGCATTTGATAGCTACCAGCAAGAGATTGATTACCTTGTAGAGCATTCTGGTAGAAACAAATTCATTCGCAATCTGGTGTGTGATCTTGAGGGTAATACTCTCGTGCTGTTTAACTACGTTGAGCGTCATGGTATGCCTTTATTTGATCTCATAAATAATAAAGTTGGAGAAGATCGATTGGTCTTCTTGGTACACGGGGGAGTAGAAGTCGAAGACCGCGAGAAAGTTAGACAAATCGCAGAGACTACATCGAACTCTATCATCGTTGCATCATACGGAACATTTAGTACAGGCATCAACATTCGTAATCTTCATAATGTTGTATTTGCCTCCCCGTCAAAATCAAGAGTAAGAAACTTACAAAGTATCGGGCGCGTTCTCAGAAAAGGTGAGAACAAAAGAAAAGCAGTACTTTATGATATTGCTGACGATATATCAAAAGGATCAAAAAGAAACTATACACTCAATCACTTAGTAGAAAGAGTAAAAATATACAACGAAGAAAACTTTAATTATGAATTCATCGATGTTCGCATTCGAGATAACTAAAATGGATGAGGAATTTCTTGCCGCACTAAAACTAATTACTGGTGAAGAGATTCTTGCTGTCGTTTGTCCTGTTAATGATGAAGCTGGAGAATATGTAATTGTTGAGAATCCAATCGAAGTAGAAGAAGTTCAACTCGGTAGGAAAGCAGGAGCCAAAGTTGGACCCTGGATGAAGTTCTCAAATGAAACTGTATTCATTATTCCAAAAGAAAAAATTGTCACACTTGTAGAAGTCAGTTCAGAAGTCGAAGTGTTCTACAAGCTCTCTTTGAGAAAATTAAATCGTGATTCAAATCAATTGAATGTAGACAAGACAAACGGGATAGGAAGACTTGGATCTGTAGAAGAAGCTAGAAAAAGATTAGAGAATCTATTTAAAAGATAAAAGCTATTAACTATTTTTTGAACCCTCCACAGGGTTATTGTATCGTTTTTTGGGGGGTCTGTCAAGCCCCTTGACTTACGCAGTTCAATTTGCTACACTTATAGAAAATCAATACATGTTGTATGAATGACAAAGAAAACTGGAAAATCAGAACACTACGTTAATAACAAAGAATTCTTAGAGGAACTCATCGAATTCAAACGCAAGTGCAAAGTTGCTGCTGAGAAGGGTGAACCACGTCCTCAAATTAATAATTATATTGGCGAGTGTTTTCTGAAGATCGCAACTCACTTATCATACAAACCAAACTTCGTGAACTACATGTTCAGAGAGGATATGATCTGTGATGGAATTGAGAACTGCGTTCAATACATCGAGAACTTTAATCCTGATAAATCAAGCAATCCCTTTGCTTACTTTACTCAGATCATCTACTATGCTTTCTTGCGTAGAATCCAAAAAGAAAAACGTCAGCTAGAAATCAAGAATAAAATTCTTACTAGATCTGGATATGAACAAGTGTTTCATTCTGATGACAACGATTTTTCTTCGGACTATAACACCATCAAAGAAAACGTAGAGATTAGAATCAAATGAGTAACGAAGAAGAATTAGAACGTATTGCAAATGATTATGATTGATCTTATTAAAACACTACTTAAATCAGCACTTGCTACCTCCCGTTGGGGTCCGCTAACAGAAGCAGATGAAGAACTTGTATGGGACTCTTCCTTTGCTAAAATATTCAAAGCATCATCTATTCGCCGTACACCCCACACCCCACGCACTGCAATTACACTCGAATGACTCAGCTTATTGACCCCTCTGATCCACGCTATTTCCGACAAACATCTGACGAACCATATCTCCGTCACGATTATAAATTAGTAACAAGCACTGGCGAATCTGTTATCTTTGATAATTATGAAGATGTGCAGCGTAGGTGGTTTGAGCGTGGTGGTAATTTTTTAAGTCACGTTGAAGTTCTAGATCACAAAGAACCTAAGAATAAAAAGAAGAAATGATTTCCAGATCCAATTTCAACCCACGAAGGTTACGTAGGTGGCAAGTTGTAACGAGTATTTAAATTATGAAAGTAGCGATCATTACAGACCAGCATTTTGGAGCAAGAAAGTCAAACAGAATCTTTCATGACTTCTTCCTAAAATTTTATAACAACATCTTTTTTCCAACACTGGAAGAACGTGACATCAAAGTAGTAATTGACTTAGGTGATACATTTGACAACCGCCGCAATATTGACTTGTGGTCTATTCACTGGGCTAGAAAAAATTATTACGACCGCCTAGATAAAATGGGCGTGAATGTTTATTCTGTTGTTGGTAATCACACGGCATACTTTAAAGATACCAATAACATCAACACCCTGGATAACGTTCTTGGGCAGTATGATAATATTAAGATATACTCAAAACCAACTGAAGTGAATATTGGTGGTTTGGGTATTTTGTTTGTTCCATGGATCAATCAAGAAAATGCTGAAGAAACTTTCCAACTTATTGAAAAGACAACTTGCGAGTGTGCGATGGGGCACCTTGAGCTCAACGGATTTGAAGTCCGTAGAGGACTCATCATGGACCACGGTGATGAGAGCGGTCGCTATAAAAAGTTCAAGCAAGTATTCTCGGGACACTACCATCACAAGTCATCCAGAGCTAATGTAAAGTACCTTGGCAATCCTTACCAAATTTATTGGAATGATTACAAAGATCAAAGAGGATTTCATATCTTTGACACAGACACTCTTGAACTTGAGTACATTCAAAATCCATATGAAATCTATGAAAAGATTTACTATGATGAAAGCAAGGTAAATAGTTCTAAGTTTAAGTACAAAGATTACTCAGAGAAATTTGTTAAGGTTGTAGTTGAAAAGAAAAATGACTCTCACAAGTTTGATTTTTTTGTAACTCAACTTTTTGCAGCAGGAGTACATGAAGTAAAGATCATCGAGGACCCTTCTTTCGAATCAGATCTCCGAGAAGAAATTGATATTGAAACTGAAGACACTCTCACTATTCTTGAGAAGTATGTTGATGACCTTGAGCATCAAGATAAATCTGGTCTCAAGAATCTTTTGAAATCTTTGTACGTCGAAGCACTGGAGCTTGTTTGATGTACATACTCGCACTGAAAGGTTATGAAGAAGAAGGTGCATATGCTGTCACTTCAGATGAGGGTGAGCAGATTGTGTACCTTTTTCTTGACAAAGACGACGCAGTGCGCTATGCTGGTCTTCTGGAAGCAGATGATTTTCCAGAAATGTCAGTAGTAGAAGTGGAAGACCGTAATGCTATGCGAGCTTGCGAGCAGCATGGTCATCCATACTATATCGTAACTCCCGACGATATAGTGATACCTCCTAGAGAAGATTAATTTTTGTCCTTTCATTATGATTATATTCAAGTCTATACGTTGGAAAAACTTTCTCTCTACGGGAAATGTTTTTACTGAACTGCGTCTTGATAACAGTCCTTCTACTCTGATCGTGGGTAGTAATGGTGCTGGCAAGTCCACTCTTTTGGATGCGATTTGCTTCGCCCTGTTTAACAAACCCTTTCGGAAAATCAACAAACCCCAGTTAATCAACTCGATTAATGAAAAAGATTGCCTTGTTGAAGTAGAGTTCAGTGTTGGTTCTAAAGAATATCTTGTTCGTCGTGGAATCAAACCCTCTATTTTTGAGGTACATCTGAATGGACAAATGTTGAATCAAGAAGCTTCAGCTGTTGATCAGCAGAGGTCCCTAGAGCAAAACATTCTGAAGTTGAATTTCAAGTCATTCACTCAGGTTGTCATTCTTGGTTCATCTACTTTTGTTCCATTCATGCAGCTTCCTCCAGCGCATCGTAGAGAAGTTATTGAAGACTTGCTTGATATCAAGATCTTCTCTACGATGAATCTTCTTCTTAAAGATCGAATTAAAATCATTCGGGATGATATTAGAGATCTTGATTACAAGATGGAGATCGCTAAAGAAAAGGTGCAACTGCAACAAAGATTTATTGCTGATCTGAAGGAGCAGTCTGCAGCTAACAACGTTCAAAGACAATCGAGTATTAACTCCATTCGATCTGAGATTGAATTGATTCAAGGTATCAATATTGAGAACCTTGAATTGTGTGAGGGAATACAAAACCAAATCGATGAATGTGGTACAGTAGAAGATGAGTTTGATAAACTCAAAATCTTCGAATCTAAGTTCCAAGACAAATCTAAAAAA